TACTATATCTCCTACTTCATGGCAAGCGTACATTGGAAACAAAAATCCAACTAAGATGGAAAAAGATACTCTTAGGTTTGAGAATCCAGGGTATGCTGATTCATGGTATAAAAATAAAATGCGGCAGATAAGGAAACAAAGAACGGTAGACTACTTTAACAACAAATATAAATTATCGTTAAATGATTTTGATGTAGCAGATGCATTCGGCATTGCTAACTATGCTAACAAGGTGTTGACAGAACGATGAAGCTATATCAAAGCCAGACCTGGCTATATCGCAGGTATGTTGTACAAAAGAAAACGGTAACAGAAATTGCCGATGAATGTAAAGTATCTGCTATGACCATACAGAGATATTTAGAGAAGTTCCAGCTAATTAGGAGGCGGTAGTGTTAGAACCAATATTTCCAGACTCGAAAGAATTTAGATATGATGACTTATATTTGTTAACAGTAGGAACTGCTGCTGGCAAAGAAATATTAGAGTCTTGTATTGAGATTGCACATATGTTAATTAAAAAGAATATTGCCTATGGCAATTCTGCCCTTGATCCCGTCCGCATATTCTCAAAGGCGGGACCCAGAGAACAACTCCATGTTCGTATTGATGATAAATTAAATAGACTTATGAAGGGTACAGAATATCCAGGCGATAATGATATCGACGATTTAATTGGATATTTAATCCTATTAAAGGTAGCTAAATTAAAATTTCCCGAATCTTAGTCAACTAGAATGGTATAATATATATATGGAAATTGAATTAGCAGATCATTTTGACAATATGGGTAAGGTTGTCCAAGAACTACTCAAAGGCAGCAATCCTACCCAGATTGCCTCTATAACGGGTTTTAAGAGGGCTGAGGTACTTGAGTATATAGAAGAGTGGAAACAGGTCGTTAGAAACGATTCTGGAGCCCGTGACAGGGCAAAGGAAGCCATATCTGGCGCAGACCAGCACTACGCCATGTTAATTAAAGAAGCTTGGAAGACCGTAGAAGACGCAGATCAGGCAGGGCAATTAAATGTAAAAGCAACAGCATTAAAATTAATTGCAGACATTGAGAGTAAAAGAATTGGAATGCTACAAGAGGTAGGACTATTAGATAACGTAGAACTAGCAAACCAAGTTGCAGAAACAGAACGTAAACAAGAAATACTGATTGGGATACTGAAAGATGTATCCGCAGAACACCCACAAATAAAAAAAGAAATTATGCGTAGGTTAGCTCAAATAACTGGAGTGATTGAGCCCGTAGAGATAGTTGAGAATGCCAGTGGGTCTTGATTTTTCAGATGTTATTGACATTTTAGATGGAGAGGAATTTGATGAAAAACCAGTCGACTTGCGACAATTTGTCACAAGCCCAGAGTACCTTGGACTCCCTGAACTTTCGGAGCACCAGTATATACTCATTGAGAAAAGCAGCCAGATCTACAAAGAATCAACCCTTACAAAACTCTTTGGAGAAGACGAAGGCAAACGAAGATTTAAACAAACCTGTAACGAAGTAATTGCTCAACTAGGAAAAGGCAGCGGAAAAGATTATTGCTCTGCAATATCTGTATCTTATATAGTTTATTTACTACTATGCCTTAAAGATCCAGCAACATATTATGGTAAACCCCCAGGGGACTCTATAGATATTATAAACATCGCTATTAATGCACAGCAAGCAAACAACGTATTTTTTAAGGGCTTCAAAACTAGGATAGATAAGAGCCCTTGGTTTGTAGGCAAGTATTCTGAAAAAGCTTCTGAAATAAAGTTTAATAAGAATATTACAGTGCATTCAGGTCACTCAGAACGTGAAGCTTGGGAGGGATACAACGTAATAGTTGTAATTCTAGATGAAATATCTGGGTTTAGCGTAGAAAATACTACAGGACATGAGCAGGCAAAAACAGGTGTTGCAATTTATGAAATGTACCGTGCCTCTGTAGACTCACGTTTTCCAGACTACGGAAAGGTTATTTTGCTATCATTTCCTAGATACAAGAATGACTATATACAACAAAGATACGACGATGTTGTTGCGGAAAAAGAAGTTATAATTAAGGGCCATCATTTTAAACTAGACGAGTCTCTGCCAGATGGCACAGACGGCAATGAATTTAGTATTGAATGGGAAGAAGATCATATAGTCTCATACAAATATCCAAAGGTTTATGCATTAAAAAGACCTACGTGGGAGGTAAATCCTACAAGATCTATTAATGATTTTAAAGTAGCTTTTTACAAGAACGCCCCAGACGCATTGGGTAGATTTGCATGTATGCCATCAGAAGCAATAGATGCATTTTTTAAGTCTAGAGAAAAGATTGAGAACGCATTTAGTAATAAAATTTTTGCCGTAGATCAGTTTGGCAGGTTCTCAGACTGGTTTGCTCCAGATCCAGATAAAGAATATTTTATTCATGTGGACCTTGCTCAAAAACATGACCACTGTGCTGTTGCCATGTCTCATGTGCAAAAATGGGTTAACATAAAACTAACAGACACCTACTCTCAGCCTGCTCCAATTGTAGAAGTAGATGCTGTTAGATACTGGACACCAACTCCCGATAAATCTGTAGACTTTAAAGATGTCAGAGATTATATCCTATCTCTTAGAACAAAAGGATTTAAAATTAGAATTTGTACGTTTGATAGGTGGAACTCCCACGATATGATGCAGCAACTAAAACAATACGGCATTAACACAGAGACCCTATCTGTAGCAAAGAAACATTATGATGATATGGCCATGGTTATATCTGAAGATAGGCTGAGTGGTCCGTCAATAAAATTACTAATTGATGAATTACTTCAATTAAAAATTATGAGAGATAGGATTGACCACCCAAGAAAAGGGTCTAAGGACTTAGCAGACGCAGTGTGCGGATCTGTATACAATGCTATCAGCAGAAGCAAACCACAGAATAATGAGGAAATAGAAATTCATACTTATACATCCCTAAAATGGGACAGAGAAGAAGACGAGATTTCTTTAAATATGATACGCCCTCCAAGAATGCCACAAAATTTGTCGGATGCTTTAGATGGAATGGAAATAGTATGAGTACTTATCAAGAAAAAGCAAAGCAGTGTAAGTGTTGCGGTAAGCATGTTCCATTGCCAACTGTATTAAAAGAGTACAATGGTGTTTGCCTATGCCCTACTACATTCGCAAATGTGGTAGAATATAAGAGACTTTGGAAAACCATCGGGTCAAGGCCCCCTGGCAATATTAGAAAACATTTTTCTGATTATGTACAGCAGTTAGTAGAAAAAACAATTGATAAAAACAATGAGGGTGATATTAATGAACATAAATGATGAAGAGTCATTTGAAAATGATGATCTCATGAGCTATTATATGGAAATAGGTGTAATTAATGTAGAAGGCCTAGATAAAAATGGAGAGATAATTTATTCTATTGACGAAGAGCTTGCAGAAGAGTATGCTCCAGAACTTTTGCAATCACATAAAGATTATGTAGATAGGTCTTTGGTAGAGTTGTATAAGGCAGGATTAATAGGCATAGAATACAACGAAAATTTAGAGGCAACAATACACATGGGTCCTATAGGCTATGAGGCCGCTAAGTCGAAGGGCCTTATTGATATAGATCCAGAGTCGTTTAGAAATATACCCAATAACTAAAATATATGCTATACTTATAGTAGGATGCCCATAGGGGGTCCTATATTAAATTATTCGCTTAATAGGAGGAATAAAATGGTAACACAATTTGCTATGGATCTTTTCAGAGATCCATTTTTTATTGGGTTTGATAGAGCGCTAGATACTTGGAGCCACGTTCATTCTGTATCTGCAAACACAACTTACCCACCATATAACGTAATCAAGGTAGACGAAGACAACTTTGTTGTCGAATTAGCCGTTGCTGGATTTGATAAAAAAGATATTGAAGTCTCAACAGCAGATGGCAAACTTACGGTAAAAGGAGAATTAAAGACGGAGGAAGCTGACACAAAGTTTATCCACCGTGGTATTGCTTCTCGTAAATTTAGCCGTGAATGGGCCCTTGGTGAACATATGGAAGTAAAGGCTGCTGAATTATGCTGCGGACTGCTTAAAATAGAGATTATACGCATTCTGCCAGAAGAGAAAAAGCCTAAAACCATCAAAATTAAATAAATAGTATAATAAAGATCTGCACCCCGTCACTGGGGAGTCGCAGATACGGGCATCGCAGCCCAAGGATAGGACCTGAGCATGTCCTAAATAAACTGCTCCTTAAATTTAAGGAGAAAAATGTTTGAGTATAGGGTAAAGAATGTATCAAAGGTCGTTGACGGAGACACAATTGATGTTGACATAGATCTTGGATTTAGCATATCTTATTCTCAAAGATTAAGATTGGCGGGAATAGATACACCAGAATCTAGAACAGCAGACAAGTTTGAAAAAACACTTGGCCTTGAGTCAAAGGAATATTTAAAATCTAAATTAAAAGATGCCAAGGACGTAGTTGTAAAAACAGAAAAGCCTGACAGTTCAGAAAAATATGGCAGGATACTTGGATGGGTGTATCTTGACGGGAACAGTAAGTCTGTTAATGAGCAGATGATTGAAGACGGGTACGCTTGGGGATACATGGGCGAAACAAAAGTAAAAGATTTTGCAGCCCTAGCGGAAAAGAGAAAAAAGAGCGGTAAGTAATGCCTGTTTATGAATACAAGTGCATTCTTTGTGAGAATGTTGCAGAAATAGATAAGCCTATGAATAAAGCAAGCATGGTAGAGCTTTGTAAAAAATGTGGTGCTGCTATGATAAGACAATACAACACATTTGGTGTTCAGTTTAAAGGTGCAGGGTTTTATAAAACAGATAACGCTAAGTAGTCCAATGATATAATTAACTATACAAAACAAATTGTTTGTGTAGGAGTTATAGTTGACTAGGAATAAGGTATGGAGATTATCATTAGCCGCAATTTTGGGGTTTGGATGGCTGTTTCTATCGCCTGCCTCATATAGCGACAACCCACTTTCAATTGCTGACCAAGAAATAACACAATTAAAATCTAAGGTTTCAAACTTAAACCACAAAACAGAATTTCAGTCTTTAATTGGCGTAGCAGAAAATAAATACAACACCGCAGTATCTGCCAAGACTGCTAGAGACAATTCATATGCTGCATATGATGCGGCGGTAGGAGCAGAAGCAACAGCCTTATCAGAAAAGTTAGCAGCGCAAATAGCAGTAGATGGTCAAACAGTAACGGTTGCTACAGCATTAACAAATAAACAAACAAAAGAAACAAATTTAAATGCT